AAGAAACAATGGTATCAGGAGGCAAGTATTGAAAATCTGGCTGCCCCCAGCTAAAGCCAGCAACAATGCCTGATGTTCGTAGCAGTCTGCACCTTCGCCCTTGATTCACAAACATTGAAAGCGAGCGCAAGTCTTGAACATTGCGGCCTGAATACATATTGAAACCAGCCAAAGAAAGGTCACTGTACAAACTGCTATAGTTTGCAAAACTTTCTGCAATTTGTTCTGTTACTGCCGTGATGGCGAATTCAGGGCCTTGGTCAAAAGACATTTGAAGCTGAGTGTCGGCAGTATTGCTAAATACATCCCATTCGTTTGAATCGCCTGGAGTCTTATTTAATGGCGGCAGTTTATTGTTGCCATTGCGCACTTCGCCAACAAAAGAAATAAATGACGAACCTTGGAGATTAAACCGCCGTTCGTTACCGGCATTCTCCAAATAGAAGAAACGGAATTCTCCTGCAGATGACACCAAATCGCTAGAACTGAACTCTGCTACGGCATCATGAACTGGCTCAATCTGAAACTGCCAATGCTTTGCGCTTAGCGGCCCGCGAAGGCCAGAATCAAAACGAAAATAAACAAAATTATCGACATCTGCAGCGCGTCGTACTATGAAGATTCCTTTGATATAAGTGAATGTTTGCTCTCCTTCTCTTTTGTATTTGACAATAAACATACTCGTGCGACGTTTGATGCCATTGTCAGTCACTGGGTAACCTTTCTTTTCTTCGCTGCCGTACTTTTCTTGTCTGCCACTAATGCGCCGCCATACACGAGCCTTAATTGCAAAGTCAACAATATGACAGGGCGATACTGTTTCGTAGTAAGCTGTTTCAATTTTTACTAATGCTTTCGTAAAGAAAGTATCGTCAATTTTGTCTCCAGAATTAATAGAACTTTTATAACCAATGTAGTCTCGTAATGCCTGCTTTTCCTGGTCCGCCAAGTTGCGCTTAAATACATCGCGAACTTTAGTAACATTTCTAGTGGGCTGAGTTAGCGTTTCGGTGTATTGCTCAGTAATGAAGATCCTTCCATCTGCCAGTAATTCTTCTGCCGTATTAATTGAACTGCGTAAATCTTCTTGTAAAAGTTGCTCTGTTGTCCTTTTGAGGCTTTGATAAAGAGGGTCTGAGTTGGCAATCTTTTGTGCGCTTTCTTGCGGGTCAACAGCGCTATAAATAATGCTGGGAGCATAGCCACTTTCGACACAAGCAAGCCTTACCGTCATATCGCCGTCATCGGTGGAGCCTTTGTCGATGGAAATAATGGTAAACTTAGCCGAGCCAAGTTTCATTACGCCGGCGCTGTCAAAAGCATTAGATGCTGTTCGTCGTGACTCGGCCGCTTCTTCTCTTGCGCTACTGCCATAGTATCCACTTGTGTTGGCAAGCGTAACCGACATGTTCTCTCCTTTTTCAATTCTTGCCCCTGTGCTATTAGGAGTTCTTTCGTCCCAATTTCTCAAGCCTGTAACTCTAATTTGATTGCTAGCTCTGTCAATATTTCCGCTTTCATTTCGTACTTCTATGTCTACATTGATAGGCACAGGAGAGTAAATACCAAACACGTTAGAAGTGGATGGAGATGTTGCATGACTGAACCCATCGCCATTTGGACCGCTAGTAGAAGGACTAATTCGATATATATTGTCAAGGCCTGCTCCCACCGTACCAGGATCATTTTTAGTTTCGCTGCCCTGCAGCAAACTGCTACGTCGTAATGCTCCTGTGTCATTGGGCTTGAAATATAGCCAATAGTTTTGGGCTATTAAATCACGCAATGGGGTTTGACCAAATGCTGATCTACTGGCATCAATGCTTCCAATTTGCCCCGCACCAATCAGCAGCAATAGCTGGACGTACTGGCTGCTGCCAAAGCTCTTGACAGACGACCACAGGAGCGAAGTAGCCACTCGTACGCCCCCATTGGGATTGGTCCTGATGTCGGTGTAGACAAGGTTGACTGGATCGCCATATTCGGCCAGTTGCTGCACGCTGTTGAAGCCAGACCTTGGGGCAAAGACATCGTCACGAGTTTGAGCCCTGCCGCTTGGTTCTTCTTTCTTGACTAGCAACGCTCCTACAACTTGCAGGATTGTGCCAACAATAACCAGAACTAACGCAACTACAGCAAGATCATTTCGCACGTCAAAAACCGTGCCTTCCTTTGGGTCGGAATATATTTGCTGCTGAGCGACGAAGTCTAAATATTCTTGCTTTGTGATGCCAAGGCATTCAACGAGCTGATGCTCGTAAGGCATTAACTTACGCTCATTGCTTCCCATTATTTGGCCCAATGAAATTTCCCTTTTACTACGTTAGCGAAAGGCAATGCAATAACCCTCTTTCCAGGACCAATCATAATAGCTCGATCATCGCTTACTACAGTGGCGAGGGCAATGGACCCACTAAACGATGATGCACGAAACAATGCTCCAGCTCTTGGCTGTTTAATTCTTTCACTTCTTGCCCGTATCCATTTTAACACTTGAAGGCCGCCCACTTCTTCCTCTTCGTACAAATCATACACCCACCTAAATTCAGGGTAGAAATCATGAAGGCCAAGCATACGCCTTACTTCCATGCTCAGCGCAAAGCAATCAGTGAAACCACTTCCGTCCATGGGATGGGCACCCCATTTATATTGAAGACCAATCAAGTCATTTAGCATGACAGCTCACTGAAGACGCAGATCAGCATTCAACGGCAAAGGCCCGACAAGATTACGGGTGAGAGAACGTGCTGGGAAACTGGCACCCACGCTATCCATGGCACTTCTAAATCTAAGTTCAATGGTGGTCTCCGAAAACGAAGCGCCAATGCCAAGGAATTTCTCAGCGTAACTTTTTATTTCCCCATCGCTTTCATTCAACCAAATAGTAGTTAATGTCAGGCGACTAAGTCTATTTCCATTGCCTTGCTCTACTAGGCGAATGCCAATCTCTACATTAGGGAACAATACTTGCATCAAGTTATTGTCACCGCCAATATTAGAAACAGATCCTTCCGCCCTAAATGGAACAAATGTAAAAAGCTTATTTAAGCGTTTCCTTTGGCTATTGATGAAATAATTTTGGTAACGGTGGACAATGCTGCCAGGAGTGCTGCCTTCTATAGTATTGCCAGCATCGTTCGCAATGGCAAAGAGCCTTGCAGCTTTTTCATTTGCAAAAGCCAGTAGTTCAAAATATTGGACAATTCTGATTGCGCTCATACAATTTCCGCCACTAATTTGATGGTCACGGAACTCATGTCACGATAGACGGAACTAATGGAAGGCGCTTCTGCGTAAAACCAAAGCGTCTCACTAGGACTACGCAATGAATTCTGGATTAAGCTTAGGCCAGAAAAAATCTCCAATGGAATGGCAAAACCATTTGTTTGACCGCCCTGCCCATCGTAATGGCTAATGATTAACTGAACAATATCCTCTTTGATGTTGTCAAAGCTAAGTTCAATGGAATGGCCGAATGCTTTGTTGCCAAAATTACGTCTTGTTACTTTTCCTGATAAAGTTTTGTAAAACTTAGTAGGATAATCGCCGAGCACAAAACGACGGGTTGATGGTTTGATCTTAGGAAAGTCAGCCATGATTAACGAATGCCAGCACGGCGACGGGATGAAGGAGAATTGGCAAGACGATCAATGGCAAGATTGGCTCCTCTGGCGGCGCCATCTCTACTGGCCACTCGACGAGTTTCAGCCATGGCCATTTCGAGCTGTGCTCTATCAACGTATTCTACGCCATTGATTGTTGTACTTTGGAAGCTCATGGAAAGAACCGAAGGGGAAGAACGAGATTGCGCTTGAGCAGCAAGCAGATCACGAGACGATTCGCCTCCTGGCCCCCCTCTCATTTGTACTGGAATGGAACGACCATCAGGCAATGGTACGATTGCTTCATTGTACTTGCCTTCGCCTACGAGGCCCAGCGTAGGGCCTTTAACCATGCCACCATTAGCAAAGGCTTGGAATCCGCCAGCCCAAAGAGCGCCATTAGCTGCTGCCTTAGGCTTAAATAGATTACTAAAGCCACCAACGGCCCCTCCGACGCTGGCTAGGACAGAGCCGATGCCCATAAGAGTATTACCAGTGCCACCTTTCTTGACTTGACTAATGCCTGCCGCAATGCCCATGATGGAGCCAACTGCAATGCCAACACCTTGAGTGAGCTTGCCTAAGCTTTCGCTGAATGTTGAGCCTTTTGCCTTGAGTGCCTCAGTGGACTTTTCCACTTGCCCCGGAAGGTCAACTGTTAGTGCCTGCTCAAATGGCGGTACACCTTCGAGTAGTTTGTCTTTTCCATATTCGAAGGAAGATGCAAGGCTTTCCATGGACAGACCAATAGAAGCTTGGGCGCTTTCGAAGGTGGATGCAAGAGCGGACGATATTACCTCGCCTTCTGCGCCGCCAAACGCCATGGCGCTCGAAGACAGTGATGCTAGCGTTGTCTGCCCTCCCAAGGTGGGAGCTGTTGTCGCAGCCACTCCAATCGGCGACGGCTGCCCCACAAGAGCTGCTGTAACACTTTCGAGAGCCGTTGTATTTTGGACTATGGCGCTGGTGTTGCCATTAGTGGCCTGTACGGGATCCTTGGAAATATCACTGGGAAGCTCTCCTGCCTTTTGCTGTATTCCTTTAGGCAACAGCAATCCTTCCAGTCCTTCTTTAAGGAATTTATCTACAGGGGCCATGGCAAAGTCAAAGAAAATGGTCAGCACTTTATCTTTTAAGCCTTCTTGAAACTTTTTCAAAGCGTCGGCCGCATCTTCGCCGGAAATGACGGCCTTCAAGAAACCCTTGTAATCTCCAGTGGTACTAGAGACAAAGCCATCAATTAATGAGCGCGTTTCTGCAATGTTCTTTTTGATTGTTTCTAGGTCAAAAATCTCTTGAGCCTTTGCGTTTCCGTACTGCGATTGAATTTCAGCGAGCCTGCGTTCTTCGTCGCCAACAATAAGAAGAAGCTTAACTTCATCTTGCAGGCTTTTAATGTACTTAGCAGTATCTCTTGTTTTTACTACTTCAATGCCTCGCAGTGTTTCGTCGTTCTTGTTTTTTTCAGCATCCTTGGACGCTCCAAGCGCCTTGGCTAGCTCGGCCTCTAGCATCATGCGCTCTTCCGCAGAAAGCTTTGCTTTTTTAGCAAAAGAAGGCAAAGCCTTTAGCAAATCTTGGTATTGAAGATCAAGCTCCAGTAACCGCATTTTGTAATTAATTATATTTTCGTCTACGCCCTGCTCCATCAAATTATTGCGCTCTTTTAGCAATTGACTGTCAAGAGTTAAATCAGGAACGTTATACACTTCTTGCATATAACGACCTAGTTCTTTCATGATGCTGCTTTCCTTGATTAGAATTGCTCCGCGATCCGCAAGCGCAGCATTCTCTTTTGCTATGCCAGTATTGGCCACCGTCATAGTGTCACGATTTTCATTGCTTCCTACTTTTCTGGGAGCGCCTGCACCAACTGGGCCAGAATAATTCATCAAGCTTGCCAGCCCCGTCGTCATTTTCACCTTTCCTTCTGGAGTGGGTATATGCAAATGAATATTTTGGCCGCCTTTTCCAGCTCCGTGTCCATACGGGTCCCGTTCGGGCCCGAACAGTTGACTGCCAAAAGCACCAGTAGCTTTTAGCTTTCTCTCCATGTCAATTGTCCTGCGCAACGCATTCGCATCACTTCCTCCCAGAATGCCCATATCCATGGCATTAAGAGTGTGATTAGGTGTTGCGTGACCTTTGTTTGTAAAATCTCCAGTGGTGCGCCCAAATCCTTGAGACACCAGCCATTCGCGTAATACTTTTTTATCAATGTACCCAGAAGACGCTACGGAACCTCCGACTGAAGACGGCGATACGGCAGCAGAAGGTGATACTTTGCCTGCTGCTTCTGCAATACTTAACTGACCACTAAATGCAACATCTTGTCTCTCTTGCTCAGTCTTTGCCAGCGCCCGTAAGAATTGCAAATTTTGCCTTTGGAGGCGGTTAGCCCCAAATTCTTGCATGTCATACAAATCTTCACGAAGTCGCTTTTCTAGTTCATAGCGAGCTTTAATGCGTTCAATTTCTGCCTGATTATAGGCATTTGCAAGCTGGTCACGAAGACGTTCAAAGTTTTCCAAGCTATCTTCTTTCTTTTTTTTGTCCTCTTTGCCTGCACGGTCCATGGACATGCCCGCGCCTTTTCCGCCAAAATCCAGCGTCAAGCCACTTGGCTTACTCGTCTGATAGGCAGCGTTACCTCCTAAATCAGTGAATAATTGATTCAGCTCATCCCGGCGCTTTTGCAAGCTTTTAAGAGTTGCCACTGCTACTGTATTGTCGCCTGGCCGATTCTTTGTTGATGCAATAGCTTCAAACGCTTCATTGATCTGTGTGTTTACAGTTTGCCTTTCTGTAGCAACAGATTGAATGTCACCGCTGCCCGTCATATTGCGAACAACAGTCGCTACATTGGCAATGTTTTTGAAAACTTCGTAAATGCCTTTGAATACAAAGCCAAGTTTATTTGCAGCTTCCACTGCAAGAGTGACCAAAGATGCCAAGCCACTGGCAATGGTCTTCAGTTCTTGTTCATTTGCAAGGACAAATTTTCTAATATCATTAAGAGTGCCTGTAAGTAAATCTTGCAAATCTGCGCCAGATTCCGTAAATAATGACCCAATGGACAGAGAAACTTGCTCCAAAGCAATCGCTAGGCGTTGCCCCGCGTATTCAGGAGCTGTTGCTAACTGCTCACTAAATTTCCCATAGTCTGCATAGTTTTTCTTGGCAAAATTGATAAATTCTTTAATGCCAATCGTGCCTTTCTCTAAGCCATCTTGCAATTGCTCAAAGCTTAGTTTATTAGCTTGAGCAAATTTAACCACGGCGCCAGGGAACCTTTCTCCCAACTGGCCGCGAAGTTCTTCTGCCTGTACGCCGCCTTTGCTCATAATTTGAACAACGGCTCGCATGGCTCCATCTAGATCTTCAGCGCTGCCGCCAGTGGCCATGATGGCTAAAACTGTGCCTTCTAAGATTTCCCTAGTTTCATCAACTGATAAATTATATTCTTTTGTGTTAGCTCTTAGTTGAGTGAAGAATTTGGAAGTTTGTTCTAAAGGAATTAAGAGCTTTTGGCTCATTTCGCCAACCGCTGCCTGCGCCTGCGCAAAGTCTTTGGCATCGACAGACGCCATAGCAAGACCTCTTTGTATCCTTTGCACAGCAGAGGCTTGACTGGTGATGCCCGCCAAGGCAGTGCCCAAATTGTCTGCCACTTGACCAATGGCGGCCCCTGCAAAGGCTCCAGGCACTCCACCGGCAAGACCACCAGCAACTCCCCCTACTGCGCTTCCAATGCCTCCTCCAAGCCCTCCTCCGTAGAGGAATGCTCCGCCAGCGGCCCCCACTCTTTGACCAGCAGAGGGCCCGACGCTTTGCCTCTTCTGAATCTTTTGAATACCTTTTTCTGCTTTTAGTATTTCTTTGTTTAATTCTCTCCAGCGACTGCTATCAGGAGAAATCAGACGAGCTTCTTTTTGCAGGACTTTTAATCTATTCTCATAATCAGCAAGAGAGTTTGGTCGAAAAGCGTCTGGGGATGGCTTAATTGTCTTTGCAGTTTTAGCCGCTTGGCCTATCGCCTCTAAGTACTCAGGGCTTCCTGGGCTGCTAGGAATACCCTTGCCGCCTTTGGTTGGTCCGTATTCAATGCCTCCACGAACTGGACTAGCAATTAATGGAATGGCCCCCTTGGCGCCCATGCCAGTGCGAAATTCTGCAACAGCCTTAGAGCGCCGCTCTTCCGCTCTTGTTTCGACGATGGCCATTTGCAGCCTTTCGTCAAACGCTTTTCTCTCGGCTGCCATCCTTTGCTTTAGCAGCCGATCCTCTTCCTTATACGACTCTTCTGCTATTTTGAGAAGATCTTTATGGTACTTTGCTGCTCCTTGACTAGCGCTGCCATAGGCTCGCTGCATTGATGCCAAAGCCTTATCTAGATCAGAATAAGCTTTGTCAATATTTGCAACGGCTCCACGAGCGTCCTTAAGCTCTTGATTTAGCTTACTTAAATCACTGGCTCTTGCAATAAATTCTTCTGCGCCGATTTGGGCATTTTCAAATTCTTTTGTGACCCCTTGAATGCTTTTCTTGAGAATCTTAATAGTCCTACCGGCACTACTGGCATCGGCGGTAAATGCAACTGCATATTCAGCCATTTTTCACCTCTTGCAAAAATAAATTGTCAATCACTTTATCCAGTCTAGAGATGGTGTCCCTAGTAAATGGTCGCGCAGGTATGCGATTCCCTGGCTTATGAACATAGCCATTATGCACTTCTAGCGCATAAGCCTCTCCTTCTCCGCCTGTCCAAGTAAAAACTGTCCGCAGTTCACCTATGTTTTCTCTTGCCTGACTATCTCTCAACCCTCCCATGTCAACAATATCCCTTGGCGAATCCACTTTTTCGCCATTGACTCTTTCTGTTGGGTTAGGCCAATCCCATTTTACTGCATCAATTTCGCTTAAAAAATCCTCTTCGGCCCAATCCATTGCACGCCTAAAAATAGTCCTTGAAATCCCCTCAAGCTGCACAAGCTTGCTTGTCACATTGTCAGTGATTCGCACTTTAGTTTACACTGCTTTCTATTAGCCTAGCTAAGTTCAGCGCCAATTAGACCAATGACAATGGGTGGCATCTTTTCGTTTTTCAACGCCCACCTAATTGCGTGTTCTGTTTCTGACTGTAAATCATTAGAACCTTTCTTCATTTCATAAGGCAAGAAGTCAGCCAAGCTTGTTTTCTTGCCTTTACTAGACAACGCAGAAAGTACCACTCCTCCCAGTTTGGCAGTTGCAATGCTTTGGGCATTCACTTGTTCTCTTTGCTTTTCCAGAAGGTTTTCTAGGCAAACCTGCATGAAGGCAATCGGCACTTTCCCAAAATGCCTTGCGTGAAAAATGGGATCATTGGCTGCTAGCGCTAGGAGGTGGCAATAAATACCAGTCCAGTCCGTAGAGTAATTTATAGCCTGGTCACAACTTTGCTCTAGTCGCTCCAGGAATGTTATTTTGGGGCTTCCTGCTCCTCTTCTTCGTCGCCTTGCAATGCTCCATTTTCTTCGGCCATGAAGCTTTCTATTTTTTGCAATAGAGCTTGTGGTAATTTATTAGTGTCATCCTTCTCCCAGTCATCTGTGGCTTTCCACTTTTTGCCATCAAACACTTCGCCGCGATTACGGAAGAACAAAGTGACCAAGCTTTCGAATTGCTCCCTTCCAGACGGTACCAAGTTCATGAGGCGAGAAGTGTCTTCCGAAAATTCGCTTAATAGCTCAGACCTTTCCGGGGTGTCTTCTTGCAAAAGCCCAAAAGCATCTTCTTCTGGAATGCCTTTTACTTTGGCAATATGACGAGCCAATTGAATTGTCTTCAAAGTAAATTGAGCACGCCTTTTGTTCTGCTCCTCACGCATCCAAGTTTCTTCTGCCAGCCAGCTTTGATATTTGCGCAGGCGCAGTTTCTCTCCAATCTCAGCGTACTCAGGGGAGCTGAGAAGGAAAAAATCAGAGTATTTGCTCATTGCCATTTAATGGAAGTAGCGACAGTCTAGCGTTGAGCATTCGCAAAGGCACAGAAGAATTTGCTGCTCTAGACGGTATCATTGCTATACGTTCTTCCCCATTGATCTGCATCTTTATTTCTAAAGGGCAACTAGAAATGAAACAAGCAAAGCCAGCAGTCAAGGAATCGCCGTCTTGCGTGACATTAAACAGCCAAGCTTTTTCGCAGTGACTTTTAATAAACTTTTTGGTCTTCATGCTGCCAAATAGCCCATATTTACATCGGGAATGACAATGCGATACTGCCCATAGGCAACATCGCTTTCCGGAGAAGGAAAAAATTCCGCATCAGGAAATCTTCCCATCATCCGTTCTGCTGCCGCAGACAGATTTGATGAAGTGGTATCATAATTAACAATTACTACCACCCACTCTTGACGCCGCTTAAATTTTCCTAAAGAAGGAGATGGCGAAGCACGAGGAAACTCTTCAATGGTCACCTCAAGGCCGCTGACTTTCCATTCAGGAGGCACGCCTTGTCGTCCCACCACATAAAGCGCAGGAATCGTTGTATTGTCCGGCAGTGTATAGCTGCCAATCAAGCTGGGGCTGGCACCTAGCAGTGTCGTAACAGTGTCGCGCAATTGGGCAATGTTCATAAAAAAGCCTCCCCGTAAGGAGAGGCTAGCAAACTATGGAAGTAAAAATCAGCTATTAGGAGAAGAAGGAATCAGCGAACCAGTGTTAGTGGCATTCTGATGCACGCCAATCCGGCCACGGCTGATCAAGTCAAAGGTCACTTCAACGAGATTGTCAGCAGGATAGCTTTCGCTATAGTTCATCACGCAAGCCGTATAAGCCACGCGATCATAGTAGAACGTAGTACCGCTAACGCCAAGTTGCTTGTTGATTTCAACGTACACTTCTTGGTTCTTGTTATAGCGGTTAGCTGCAATCACCTGGAAGGCTTCATCAAAGCTGTTGGGGATGAAGGTGGTGCCGTCAACGTCCTTCTGGAAGTAGGAAGTGATGGAAGCAGTGGCTTGGCTGGTGACGATCACGCTGTCAGAGAAGCCGCCGCCGCCTAGCAGGTAGAACTCCGTGTTGCCATCGTTGAAGGCTACGGAAGCCGTCGTGGCGGCTTGGAGGGTGTAGAGGGTGGGGGCGCCGCTCACCGTGAAGGTGGCGCCACTCTGAGTGATCACTGGACGGCCAACACCGTCAATGGAACCAACACGTACAATTACGTCTTGGCTCTTAACCAATTCTGTGGGATGGTAGAGCATGAGAATGCCTCAACAATGGGGAAAGAGAAGATGGTTAAGCGTCAGACGTTCTGTACGCTTCCTTTGCCAATCAAGCGGAAAATGCCTCTAACTGGCGCACCTAGGAACTGCCAATAGTGTTCGGCAATTTGTTCGTTAGGTAATAGTTCAAACCGTCCTTCTCTTCCATTGATTGTGGCAGAAGCGGAACTCCCTGGAGTGATGCCAGACAAGGCCAACGGCCCAGTCAGTCGTCCTTCCATGTACACAGCCGTACTATCAGCACCAAGCAAATAATCGTACTGTGGGTTTCGTTTTTGCCTAAGACTGGCATAGTAAGTCACTCCAGAGGATAGAGCAACGTAGTTACCAGTCTCTGCATCAACGGCATAGCCAGAAGCAACGGACCACATGAGAGTGGCATTTGCTAATGGCGAAAGGCCGTTAATCATGCGACAAATCCCATGGAGAAAGAACCAGTGACGGTTTCAAGCATTCGTTTGAACTCTTGGCCATATTGAGTGGCCTCCAGTCCTTTGCCATAAACCTTGCCATCAGTGGCGCCAATTTGAACGCCCATTTGTGCAAGTTGAATGGCGATGATATGAGCAGCGAGATGCTTTACTGCCCTATCAGTTTGATCTCCGAAAACATCAGCCGACGCATCTGCTGTTGCCTCTTCAATCGCTCCATTGACAATCCCAGTGGGATGAGGGATGAACTCAGGGAAGCGCTCAAGGAATGTTGCGTAAGTAACAGTCATCAGGCGTTCCCCAAGCGAATGGATTCAAGGCGTTTGTTGATGGCATTGCGCACTCGAACGCGGCCTTCGATTGCTTTCCATTCATTGAGCTGTTGCTCGTCATGAATGATTTCAATGGTACGCAAGGCTTCAATAAGAGGAATGTTGATTAAGGATTCAGTGTCCCGTGGAATGGTTTCCACAGTCGGCTTCTCCTTCAACTCTTCAATAGCCCCGATGGACATCAGCCGCTTAACCGTTTGATTTTCGCGGGCTTGCTTCCATTGCGTTTCGGGCACTTCTTGATTCAACCCTGGCGCAAGTTGAATCATTCCTCCAGTGGTGATAATGCCAAATCCTCCTTCGCGAGGGGGATTTTCAAGCTCAGGACGATAAGCAATTAACATTTTGGTGTTCAATAAGAACTAGGAAACAGCTTAACGCCCTTTGCTCAAATGGCTCAAGAAGACGCCTGCACGTAAACCATGCTCTTGGGATAGTACACAGCCACACCACCCACGCGAGCGTGAGCAGGGACGATGAACTCAAGACCACGTTGCTGGGGCGGGAACAGTTCGAGGGGCTGAGGGATGTGCAGTTGCACTTTCTCAGGATCGCGCTTGTACACGACCATGCGGCTGGTGTTCAGGCGGCCGCTGTTCTTGCCCTTGGTCAGTTGGTTGATGGGTTCAACGTTACGGATGTAGGGGTTGGTGCGCAGGAAGTATTCCAGCACAGTCACGTCCGAAGAATCAGAGTTGCGGGTGGTGCTAACTTTGTTGTAATCTTCGTAAGCCAGCAGGATGGTATCCGGCTGTTCTTTCATGTTCGAGCCGTTGATGATGGCAGTAACGCCATAGTTCAGCAGTTCAATCATTTCTTGAGCAGTGGTGCCAACAGTGGTGAACCACTTGTCAGCAGCAAGGATGTCAACGGTGGAGTTGTTGAAGAAACCAGCCATGTTGACGGTGGACTCACCGAACATTGCAACGCTTTCAACTTTCTCCTCATAAGCGCGACGCACTGCAGCAGCACGACGTTGCTCAAGGGCAATGTTGGCCATTTGAGCAGCACGCAGTTCCTGAACGGTATAGCCGAAGCTGCCACCGAAAGAACGGATGTTGATGCTCTTCTCCACCTGGCTGATGTCGGCACGCGGCAGATCATCGGCAGCATCGGCAATCAAGCGGAACTCCCCAGTGGAGTCCATGATGCGATAGGTGAAGGTTTGGGCGCCAGGACCAGCTTCGCTAGTAACAGGAAGAATGGTCGAGTACTTGATATCGGCATAAGCGATTTCAAATACTTGAGGGCGGATGTACTCAAGCTGACGCTGCAGGAAAAGCCCAGCGTCATCCATACGGAAATCAGACATTAGAGGGCCTCCTATCAAGAATCAGCAGAGAGAGTGAAGCTAGGGCCGTTCAGCTCCAGAACCACCAAACCGCTACCAGTGGTAGAAGTAAGGAAACGAGCATTGGAAAGGCGAACGGTTTTGCCAGATGCAAAAGCATGGCTGAACTGACCGGCCTTACCAGTGCCGCTTGCGGAGTAAAGAACCCGCACAGGCGAAGCTGGAGTGACGGTGCCGGTGACATAAACTGCCACAGCGCCTTCGTTGGCAACGTTCATCACTTGGTCGATTTTCACACCAGGACGAGAGTCACTGTTAATAGCGGTTTCGTCAACGTAGGTGAGAATGTTCACGCCAAGCACAGTGCCAGTGGCGCCAGAAATCGTGGTAGCAGAGTTTGCGACAGTGCCAGCCACGTTGTAAACTTGCAGGTCGCCGAAAGGCTGCACAACGGCAGTTTCATTGATGCAGGTGCTAATCGTATTGTCGCGGATGTCAGCGAGTTGACCTTCCAGCAAAGCAGCATGAGTGAGAGCGTAGCTCTGTTGCACGCCACCAGCAGAAGCAGTCCCTGACGTAGTGAAAGTTACAGCCATGGGTCAGCCCTTAGAAACGGAGAGGGGGGATTTCCAACCATTCTGCAGCTTGTCCATGTAGGACGAAGGAGCAGACACTGGAGATGCAATAGAAGCAACAGCTTGACGCAGCACTTCAGTGCCGGCCGAATCACCACGGGGGGCGGAATCAGCGAGCGTGTCAAACATGGCAGTCACATAATCATCGGAGCGTTCCGACAGATCAAGCGAATCACCACGAGTGGCTTGAATGGATGCCTGCATGATTTCGCGGACAGTTTTGCCAGTGAAATCAAAAGCGGAATCCAAGGAAGGACGAGCTTTGTCGATAAGCGCAATGCGCTCTTCAACGAGACTGTCAACATTGATTTGTTGAGCAGCACTCAGGTCTGCCTTTAGGCCAACCATCTCGTCGGCAATTGCATCAGCACGCCCTTCGGCAGCATCACATTTGCCTTTCATTTCTTTTTCCATGGCATCCATTTCGGACTTCATGGAATCTGCGGCGGCTTGAAGCTCGTCGCATTTTTTCTTCATATCCTCGTAGGACATTTTGGCGTCTTCCCGCTCTTTGGTGATTGCCAGAGCTACGCTCTCGGTCACCTCGAACTCGGCGCCATCGAAGTTGACTTTTGCAGTCATAGATGGTTCCTCAATGGGAGTTAGTAGAGAAGGATCAGCAGCATCTAGACGATCCAGATGAAGCTTCACTTGCGGCCCAGCGCGGCCCCTGCGAACGACAGCGATGTGATTACCATTGATCTCCTTTTGGATGCCATCGTAATTTTCACCTTTGTCAGTCACGCCTGGAGTAGCGTCATAGTTGACGCGATAACCGGCACTGACTTCCTTGGCATCACCGCGCATGATACGTTCAATAGCGTCTTTATCAGTGATCGTCATAACAGCACGGACAAAGCCGTTGTCATAAACCACTTCAGTGCCACTAAAGCCAATTTGATACTCTTTAGTGTTGTCGCTATCTAATAAAACAGGGGGATGCTCAAGGGTGATTGCTTTGCCCGCAAATGAGGCCAAGCTTTCGGGAGAAGCCACTTCACCTTCGGGACGAAACTCACGACGAATGGAACCATCGGCATCGGTGTACTGTTGCACACCAGTGCGAGCGATAGTTGCCCAAGCACGAAGATACCCTTCAGGGGTAACTTCATACTTTTCGATGGGAGCTACGTCGTAACGAAAGCATGTGTCACTCATTGCCCTACTCTACCAATAAAGAAAGCGGCAGATAGAATAACTTAGTCTATGCTGCCTAGAAATGCAGAGCGTTCAATACAAGCGCATTACCACCAGGGTCAATGCCCCGTTGCTTACTATTGTTGAGAGCAGGCAGGTTATTGGCACAAGAATGAAGGAGGCCAGGCTTAACTGCGGACTGTCACAGTCGGACATCGCTAAAGCCTTGCATTGCGATCAGACAAGCGTTTCACGAATGGAGCGAGGAATGGTATCGCCTGATTGCGCTCAAATTCGCATTCTTAGTTCCTTGTTTCAGCTTTCTATTCTGTACCTTTTGGGCTATCCAACTTTTGTAGTGTCAGCAGTGGACAGTTAGTCTTCGTCGTCGTACTCGCCACGAATGTCGGCAAGTTGATCTTCAATGTTCTCCATGATATATGCACGCGCCATCGCTTCGGCTTCAAACACTAGAAATTTAGTGGCAGAAAAATGCTCGTCTGGCTTGTCGTAGTGATTCACCACATAAGTGTGAACTTCTTCTAGTCGACCATTTTTGAAATGCTGTTCCTCGACAAGTCTCCATTGAGAAGTGTTGCGGTGTGCGTTGGAAGAGAGTATCGATAAAGACTGTTCAATGCCAATACCGTCTTCTTCTTCTTGTGTTGCCTCAAGGTATCGCATTATCAGTTTGCGGTGCTTTCAACCATCTTAATCACACGATTCGCCCACGCCTTTCCAGGATTCCCTCCCCAGAGGAGCCATGCAATAAATCCTGCATCATTCTCTCCACCACTCTTATTTTTTTCATGACGAGAAAAGAATGCTGCCATTCGCTTGATGGTTTCATAACTCAAGGCATCTCCGTTGCTTAGTGACGTGGCTCTCGCTACGCCACTCCCAATGCCCTGCTTGCCGGCCTCCTGGGTGCTCAAGCCGCCCTTGCCATACTTCTTACGCAGTTCTAGCCCGCGACGCGCTGCGGCCCGTACAGACGATGGTGGGGAGAATGACCTGGCGTCTCCCCTCAGGGCTTTCCCAGGGAGTCCTCCATTTCGTTTTCTTCTTCATTCTCCTCCTCTTCCATCGCCTCTTCCTCTTGAAGGACTTGCTTGATGAAAGCTCGCATGTACTCTTCACTGGCGTCTTTCTTCGGCATACTCATGCCGGCTTGTGATAGAGCGACCGCTACCGCCTGCTTGTAGTTTGTAATTTTTTCACCACTGCTGCTTTTCAGCGTGCCAGCTTTGAACTCTCTCATCACGCGAGAGATCTTTGCTTGCTTTGCCTTTTTGCTCTTGGGCGCGGCATCGTTATGGCTGTCCATGGTGGTCATTGTCCCTAGTTCTTGTAGTATAAACAGGTTTGATTTGTCTTGTCATGGACAACGCTTGTTGCAACTATTGCCTTGTCACGGCAAACACAAGATCGTCATAGCGTCCCTTCACGCTGCGCAAGTCAATCCTTTCGTAAACATAACCTTCTGGCACTTGCTGCTCTAAAGAATCGAACCAGCTAACGTCTTGCACGTCTTCAACAATGGCTACGCCGCCTTCAGTTAAGAGAGGCAGATACAACGCAAGAAATTGACATTGACTTTCTAAAGTGTGAGGGCCATCATCAATGGCAATATCTAGACCAAGTGGAGCAAGTTTCTTTACTTGCTTAACCGAGTCGGCAGTATAAGCATCTTGGAACAAAAGCTTACAGCGTTTATTATTTAGTTTTTGATAAATATTGCTATGCACTGAATCAATGTTATCCAAAAAGATGCATTTAGCGGTAGGAAGATAGTCTTGCCATAGGAGCATTGAACCGCCGTATTGAATGCCAACTTCCATTAGCGTGATTTGCTTTTCCGCCATTGGAGCCAAGAATCTTTCATACATTTCAATGTACGAATGGAAGGTGTCCTTGTCTGTCCCTCCATCTTTCTCGTGGCCATTGATGTCGTGATAGGCAATGATCTCTCGGAGGTTCATGGTCAAAAGTAGGAAGCGGAATAGCTATGGGTGGGACAGGCTTGATTATAGTGGTCGAGATTGGTTTCATGCATATTGGCAACTTTGCCTGGCACAGACCCAATCCAGAATTCTTGGCTCATGCGATCATCATCAGTCAAGAATGCTTCGTCCAACTGCAGCAAGAATGAAGCATTG